TCAATAGGTTGTGCCATAACTATCCACGTTTTATTGTACCCGGTTGCCCAGGCGTATCTCGGTTAATAGTATTCTTAAAGTTCTTTATGAAAGCCATAAAGTCGATATCATCTGGTGAGATCGTTCCACCACCCTCATGCTTCTTAATTCGATAACTTACGTAATCAACCACTGACGAAATATCATTGACAAGGATTTTATCTCCAAGTGAATCAACTTTTGGAAGACGCCGATAGTACGAGATATAAAGAACCCTATTATTAACCTCGCTTGAGGCAATTGGCCAAGTACGGATATTCCCGTCAGATGAAAATGTATAGAACGCAGGAACGCCTGTTACAGGTCGCTGGAAAACATAAGAATCATCTGCATGGCCACCCGTTGCAATACCTGTCACACCGGTGAGCTGATTGCTTGATTTCCCTGTATAACTGATCGAGTCACCATTTATTTGAATTGTACCCGAGTCGGAGAATGAGGCAGCGTTATCAAGATCAATCTCTGTATCAGAGTCAAGGATGACACCATTCGCTTTCGTGTACACTGTATCAATCATGACTTTATTAAAATCACGTTGACGCCGGTAATAGACTTCTTGAAATCCTGAGATACGTAAACTGATGATAGCCGACGGATCAAATCTTTCAGATATATCTGACGGCAGAGCCATTTCCCAATCTCCGGTAGCAAGTGTTGCCATCTCGTATTCCAGTACCTTTGCCCCACTCCAGCGTTTATTCCGTGAATTGGCAAGAGTTATGAAATCATTTAAGAAATTAAACAGTTCAGTTAATGTTAATAGTGGGTTTACCTCTGTACCTGCATTCGATAATGCACGTTCAAAGATCTCGTTCGCCGTATCAATATCATATCCAGCATAAGGAATAGCATCTGAATAATCGCTGAACGTTGCTGTTGTTTCATTATTGAATCGCCAAAATCCAAATCCTGTCGAATTTGCTGTATCGTCATATATCGTATCCATGTCATCCATTGTGAGATCAGATGTTGCCAACACAGATTTTGATCCTGTCACGGTTGTGGCTCGAGAAAACTCGACTCGATTAAAATCTACTTTATAAAGAGGCGTTCCTTCATCGTGTGCATAGAGAGCCCCTGCTGACGTAAGTGTAATTGTAGAACCTGAAGGAGATATTGATGTATGTACCTGAACAACCTCTGTACGTTCAGCACCGACATTACCAACTTGAATATAATTATCGGTAGCAAATGTTGCAGGACTTTCAACCGTAAACGTGGCCGCTCCTGGTACTGATGGTGACGATAAATATGTCAACGGTTTACCGCGAACAAACAACTCTGTATTTTGTGCTCGTAAAATCATATAAATCGCTTATAGCCGCCCTCTACGTAGGTCGATTACGTAAAAGGCGGTTAAAACAGCCTATTTCTTCTTAGCAATACCGTCACGAAGCCCTGCAAGTCCTGCGAGACCGACAGCCACAAGAAGTGATTGCGTTTCAGGATCACTGATCCAACCGAGGGTGTTCGATATTAGAACAAGTAGACCGATGAGAACAACGATGTAAGTCTTGTATCCATCTAATTTAGACAGCACTGATTTTAGCTTTTCCATATTATTTAGGTTAAGGTTTAACATTTGTGATATTCCTGCCCGACGGGATTTCGTCCACAATGAACGACGGTAAGACTTGTACACTGTCCATTCTACCGCCTAGCTCGATAAACGTATACCAGTTAGGATAGAGGAATTTCTTCTTTCCGTTGTAAAAGAATATCTCAGGTTTATCTTCTGCTTTGATCAGGGTCTTCGTGATCACAGGATCGACATTTAGTACCTTACGTTCCAGCTTCTCCGTGTCCGCTCGGCGGAAGTAGGCCGCCCCTGTGATGTTCTTCCACTTTTTGAACACAGGAACGATCTTGCAAGGAAGTTCGAGAGGATCTGCTACGGCAATGTCTAGGCTGAACATCTTCGTCGAGTAGGCGACCACCCAATGTGCGCCATCTGCCACTTGTAGAATAACCGCACGATCAGGGTCTGAGAGAGCGTCGAGGATATTCTCTCGATTATACCTATATTCCCGTTTCTCAAACTTCATGTTTTCAAACGATAGGTTCTTCCAGATAATCAGCCCATCCCATGTGTAATTATGGACGTTGTGGGCGATCTCTGTGACTGACTTATAACAATCGAAATAATCGGAGAGCATGGATAATGTCGCAGTGGTGCACCCCCAGCGAGCCACTGTTAGCGTACTCGCCCCGAGTTTGTCCTTAGCATGGACTGGGTCACGTTGAGATATGAGCTTCATATAAAAATTATTATTTGAAAAATTGACTTAGGTATGCACCTAAAGCACCTCCTAATCCGCCAGATGAAGCGACAGCTCCGAGAATCCACGAGCGGAAGTTCTCAAGTTTACGAACACGACTCTCCAGCTTGATTGCACTCACCTCGAAGCCTGTATGTTTCTCGTGATAATCCGCAAGTTTCGTGTTTAGGTCGTCAAGACGTTGGAGGACTTGACCCTCGAATTTACCTTGCTCATAAGATTTTTGATTTGCTCCTTCTGACATATATTTGCTTTAAATTGGACGAGGTTTTGAGCTGAGACCCCGTAAACTCAGGGTTTTCAAGGTGTCACCCTCGAATGCCTAGATAACGCCGATGAGAACGAGAACGACCGCTATGAGGCCGACAATCGCTCCAATAGCGACGAGCCAAGGGTTTGCTCCGGGCTTTGGTTGCTCCGTACCGCATACACGACACTTCTTAAACGGTCTGTCCGAGCTGTGCGGACATATGACGCATTGATGAACGTAGTGCTTTTTCATAACTCCCTCCAGAAGGGTTCTGAACCACCTGCATATTGCAAGATCGTAATATGTTGCTCAGTGTACCCCTGTGGAGAGAACTATGAAACGGATGTCCTGTTTTGGGTGATGGCCGTGCGTGCTTTACCTGGTGTGTCTGTGGCGTTCCATGTATTCGATCCAAGTGTAGCATCATTGCTATTGCCAGAAATATCTTGCGGATCACTTGAACCCTCTGTTAGGGGTAGGAAATAGTTTTGATTGTCGCTCGGAATAACTCCATCATAATACATGTCTGCCACCTCTTCATCAGTTATGTGTCTGGTAATGAGGAGCGGTGGACCAATCTTCCCTATGGCTCCCGACCCACCAGCCTTGTTTGTGAAGATTTTATGCACGCCGTCTGCTGATCTCATAGTCACGTTAGGTTGGACTTGCTCCGTTGCACCGTCCACGGACAACGTTAAATCCTCAGTTACAGAATTCCACCTGAGTACATATTCATGCCATTTAAGGTCGAATATATAATCCCAATCAAACGGTGAGCCGTCAAAATTCGTGCGGAAATTATCATTAGTAGAAAGCACATTCATCCAGATACTACCTGTTCCATTTCCATCTACCTGCGAATAAAAAACAAAACTTGAGCCTTGAACGGAGGGGAGAACAGATAGCTTGAATGGCACGCGTAGAGTCCAATCTCCTGATGATGGATCGAATGTACTTCCTAAGTTCAGAGGTGAAGTTATAGACGACGATTCGAGACTGTATGGATAATGTAATACAGATTTTCTTCGCTGTGATATTGCGGTTCTTGCCATAGATATATTTGTTCTTGCCATATTAACTGATTGAGGTTCGTTCATTATTCCTCACGATTTTAAGGACTTCTCTCGCTATCAGTCTATGTCCTGCGATCGTATAGTGGACTTCATTATCGACCACTCTAAGCCCGTCAGTCGCTTCGATAGTTCCGATACTACATCCGAATCCTGTGAAGATATCAATAATCGTTGCCCCCTCTGCTTCCGCACCCGCAAGGACTAAAGCTCTAAGGTCGTCGATGAAGGTGATTCGTTCGGTGTAACAATGCGGATATGTGCAGAAGTACACCTTCCAGCCAGCTGTGATCAGTTGAGCGATCAATGTTTGCATTTCAGCCCAGACGTCGCTTGGGTCGTCGTTTCTATTGTTCGTGCCTATGAGTACGACACATATATTATGCGCCCCTGTCACTAGGTATGGGTCAATATCAGCCGCCTGTCTGTCAATTAGATCCTGTACTTTGTCGCCCGAGACTCCTGACTTAATAGTCTTCAGATCTGAAACAATTCGCTTGCTTTGGATTCTTCTAGCCCATGCTTCTGCTTTTAGATTATCAAGAGGGAATCCATGCGTATTAGAATCACCGAAACATGCGACATTGTAATACTCAGTCAGAACACGCCCCTCGACACGGGTATATGACGTAGATGTATTCGCTCCGATACCTGTCCTCGTTCCTGTGAATCCTGATATTGTTGCTGATCTTTCTATGAGCTGGATCAGTACCTCGCCTAACGAATCATAGAGTGTCCCCATGAACATATCTCCGAATACGACAAGCTCCATAATATACGTCTCCGAAGAGTCGTACGGAACTATGAATCCCGACTGTAATGTCGTCAGTGTTCCACTCTCCACTTTAGCTAAGTAGAATTTATTGCTTTCCACATACCCCCGTAAGAAGGTATCGGCATCTGTTGCCCGTACAATGATCTGGTTGTAGTCATTCGCTCCGGGAGAGAACTCAGCCATCATGACGACATTGAGTCCGTCTAAGCCGGTCTTCGTCCAGCCACTTGTTGTGAAGTCGGTAACCGCTGTAATGGTGATTGCACCATCCGAGACATTCTTTGTGCTGTCAACCCAAGCTCCGGTTTTTTCCCAGCCTGAGTCGACGTTAAGATTATCTCGGATTATTGGCATAATTATTCTCTATTAGGCACAACAACGTCGTTTATTCTTAATTGAGGTGTGTCGATGACCTGTGCCGTTTTCGCCTTTTTATTTGCTTCAATTTGGAGTCCTTTTGCGAGGGCGGTTAAATAATCGTCAATCGTTCCCACGAATTTCTGCGGAATTTTTCGTGTGACGCTTTCACCGTCCACATCAAATGTTGCCGTGCGTGCTTCTTTGTCAATGGATTTGTATGTAACCATATATTCATTTTATTATTAGCGGAATGAGCAAGAGAAGTTCACATCTCCGGTCGTCGTCATACCCACGTAAATTCCTGTTGCCATTTCAATGTCGAAGATGACCGTGAACGGTACAAATGGCGTAGTGGTGAATGTATGATTGAACACGACCGCTCCTGATTCTGCGGTGTTGTCGTAGATAATTAGAGAGCCTGCCGTTGGCGCGGCGTCATTACAAGAGATGGTTACAGCGTGAAGGAACCCTGCTGTTGCTTTCACTTGGGTATCGGCGACTGCGACGGCGGAATAGGAATACTGATGTTCTACCTTCAAAACATCGTTCGTGAGGTCTTCGCCTGCAATTAGTCCTGTGAGGTAAGTAAGAAATTCACCCTTTGTGGAAAAGCTAGCGTCTACACGATCACCAGCTGCGACTGCGTTCGGCAACGATGTCGGATCAGCCGCCTTACCTCCGATCTTTACTGGCTCACCTGCGTCGATTGCGTCGTGTGCGGTGTCTCCTGAAACACTCGCACCGTCCGAGGCTGCATTGTCCCAGTCATCCATGACCTGGAGAGCTGTGAGTACATTCGATGATGTTGTTGCGATCGCACCGTTGCTTCCCTGAATATCTTCGACAGCTGTTTTAATCGCGTCAGTATCAGCGTCAATCGTTGTGAGAAGCGAGGTCTGTTCATCTTGATTGGCAGCTGAAGCGTCCCCACCGCCCTCAATCACAGAGGAGGAGGTGGTTCGATAAGAGTAGTCGATTGTACCTGTTGTTGAGGTATCAGTCTTTTTTCCGATGATAAGTCCTGAAGCGTAGTAGATGCAGAACTCTCCGTTCGCGAGTGTTGCCCCGACTGCCGCGATTTTCGTTGCGCGAGAACGCGTATCCTTTTCATTATTCCAAATAGCGAATGGAAACTCGACTTCCGTTGTCAATGCAGTACTCGTAAGAGTCGCAGACGAATCGTTAAAGTTTCCAATACCTACTTTTGCTGAATTTAAAACACCGCTATTGGTTAAGCGGCCATACACAACAACACCTGCGGCTTCGCCTGCGTCGTTTGAATTTGTTGCAGCAACAACAAACTGTACTAATTCTGCTGATACATCCGTCACCCGACTCGATTGATCTGTTACATCAACATAGAGCGGATTTCGGGAACTAAGTGCTGTTCCTGTTTTATCTCGTAAAATTGCCATATATTCGACCTGACCATTCGTCTGCCAGGTAATTTAATTTTTAATTGTCCCCCGTAGGGAGGAGACGAATGTGGGTATTCGTCTCCATACTTGTCGCTGGTAAAGAACGCGTCCGATGTGGACCATTCTATTATACCAGCTTACCCGTACTCTTAGACTAGACTGTCGTCCAGTTTGTTGTACCTGTACAGAATTGGATTCCATTACTTGCACCATTGAAGATGACGTCCCCTGCTGTACCTGACAAGTTTCCATTCGCTGTAGTTCCGTTACCCATCCAAAGCGTAATGGTTCCACTTGTTGTGACGAAGTTTCCAACCTCCCAGTAGTTTGTACTTTGAGGCGCGTCCTGCTGAATACGTAATGGGATTGTCCCGGTAGCTGCCGTATTGTCATTGACAATGTTAAGGAGGTTTCGTGTATCGGTTTCAGAAGAATTAGAACTGATCACAATTCCAGAACCTGTTGTAAGCGCATCAAGACCACTAAGATCAAGAACTGTTCCTGTTGTCACGGCGGTGGCAGAAAGGTCAAGCACTACACCAGCAGCAAGCGCAGCAGAAGCAGTTACCCGCAAGACGACTGTTTCGTCAGCGGCAGCAGAAGCAATTTCTGCGACAACTGCTGAACTGGCAGAAGCCCCCGTATGGTCTACTCGGAGCAAGCGACCTGCACCCGTAAGCCCTGTTGAGGCACTATCAATATGTACCAGGACACCGCTCGTGTGAGTGACACCTGTTGCATCCACGTGAATCGCTTTACCTGTTGTAATCGCAGCCAAATTACTCATGTCGATACCCTTTCCTTCAGTGAGGGCAGCGAGGTCAAAGTCCATGACGACACCTGTTGTGGTTTCCGCATCAATATAGATCGCAGAACCCGTGATCCCGTTATGGTCAATGAATACAGAATGATCGGTTGAATCCTGTTGCACGGAGATACAAACCGTATCTACTGCTGCAGTATTATCATTTGTCACCTGCACCAGTGTACGCGTATCTGTTGTCGCGCTATCAGACACGACATTGATTGCCGTTCCTGTTGTAAGTGCGTCAAGTCCACCGAGATCAAGAACCGTTCCTGTTGTTACCGCATCTCCTGAAAGGTCGAGCACTACACCAGCGGCAAGCGCTGCCGAGGCAGTTACCCGCAAGACGACTGTTTCGTCAGCGGCAGCAGAAGCAATTTCTGCGACAACTGCTGAACTGGCAGAAGCCCCCGTATGATCCACTCGAAGCAAGCGACCTGCACCCGTAAGCCCTGTTGAGGCACTATCAATATGTACCAATATACCACTTGTTTGTGTGGTTCCGGTTGCGTCAATGTGAAGCGCTTTACCTGTCGTAAGCGCGTCCAAATTGCTCATGTCGAGAACTGTTCCTGTCGTAAGTGCAGCAGCAGAAAGATCAAGGACCGTTCCGAGAGCCAAGGCGGCAGACGCGGTAATCCGCATAACAACTGTTTCATCAGCGGCAGCGGACTTGATTTCTGATACTACTCCTGAGCCGGAAGCATTTCCTGAATGTTCCACAAGGAATAACCGTCCAGCTCCTGTGAGCTGTGTTCCAGCGGCAGAAGACGAGATATGGGTAAGGATACCCGACGTCACTGCGTTTCCTACCAAGTGGATTCCCTTACCTGAATCAAGTGAAGCCACGGGGAGGTAGAGGGCAGTACCTGATGTAAGACCCGATGGTGTAAGAGTCAAGAACGAACTTGTTGTAGAACCGGTAAACGTACCTGATCCAGCAAGAACGAACACCGAAGCTGTTGTCGCAGTGTCGTTCGTGACACTGAGTGAGGCCGCGTTGTCCGCATCTACGACAGTAATCGAACCATCGCTCATATTTACATCTCCATTTGTCAATGTAATAGCGTCAGATCCTGCTGTACCTGTAGCTGTGATGTCTCCATTTTCACCCACAGAGAAGACGCGAGCGCCTCCGGTTGCGTCCCATGCGCTGTAGTAGAACCCGCCGTTAAGCTGTCCTTCCGTAAGCTGAACATTAAGTGCCGCACCTGATGTCAGTGATGTAGATTCAATCTGAACAATACCGGCGGAGGCTGACGCACCGATTGTTGTTGCGGTGTTGTTGATAATCGTTACCGATTCAGCGTTATCCGCGTCCGTAAGCGCGAGGGAACTATCAGACCACACGACGTCCCCTGCGGTAATCGTATAGACCGTGGACCCTGCAACACCTGACTGCGTGATCGTTGCGTTTGATGCAAGTGTGACGTTATCGTCGAAGTCAACAACTCCTGCAATGTTAAGAACGCTAGCATTCCATCCGATCGTGGCATCATTGCCCGTACCGAATGTAATAAGCTCATTGTCCTGTAAGTCGATTGCAGTAAAGGTTGCTGCACCTTGCCCTGTGACAAACCACGTTGAACCTGTACCAAGAATATCGTTACGGGTGTCTGTGGTATGAGAGAGGGTGATGAGGGCACCACCTGAATCTCCATCTCCGGTGATAGCGAGAACGGCAGTATCTTGATTTGTACCGGTAAGAGTGACTGCACCTGCATCAACGGTGATTGTACCACCACTGTTATAAGCAGAATCAAGCGATCCGCCACCGTCACCGCCACCATTTTCAAGGTTCACTCCATCTGCGGTAAGAACACCGTTTAAGAAGTAGACCTTATTTGTTGTAATTGCAGGAGCCGACGTCAAATTGTCAAGCTCGAGAGCTGTACCCACATGCACCCCGTGTGACAATTTGCTACCTGATCCGTTTGGGGTAGGCATAAATTTTATCGTTATAAGGGGAAAGGGTTACCTCTCCCTTGTTTTAGTTAGGCATTTATTCCAAGAGAACCAGCTGCATTTCGACCATCGTTATGTCCATAGTCCATAGCGAACGTAGCTGAAACATAAACAGTCTTCGTCTTATAGTCTGCATACGGCTTATCAAGCACCGTGTCTTGTGACTTACGAACTTGGAGTCCGATTTCAGGGCCTTTCATACTCATATCAAACCCCCACCAATAGGCAGCAGCATCAGTTGAAAGGTATGGAAGAACCAAAGTGTTGAATACACCGAATGGAGCGCCATCATTTTCTGCACTTCCTGGAACCATATTCTTCTTCAACGCTCCATTGATTTCCATTGCACGGAAACTAATTGGAGAACCTTTACGGAATACCGTTGTATCGTAATTGATATCCATAAGGTTACCCTTTGGATCACGGATCAAAGATCCTGTGCGCCAGAGAGCTTTCAAAGCATCGGTTTCAAAGTCCATGTTCGATGTTGTTCCGTCTCCGATAACGTTGCTCCATGCAGCACCACCATCCTCACGGGTATGGGCAGCATCAATAAAGCCAACGCCATCTCCTCCGGTCACCGTCTTTGTCCAGTTACCTGAATCGTCTAGCACGGTGTACGTAGTCGCGTCGTTAATCGAATTTTCAAGATATTCGGTAAGAAGACGTTCCTTCTTACGTCCGGCAGTACGAGTGAGGTCTGAAACTACCCCCTCAAGCTTACGTTTCTTAATACCAAACTTCCATTCTTGAAGAGTGAATTGTGCCATTTTTCCATGGAATACCTGCGTATAAGTTTTATCAAATCCTTGTACAGGTGATTCTGAGGTAATAATAGCGTTTTCTACGAGACGTGCAGCTTCACCGAATCCCGACACAGACGAATCCTTATCGTAGTAATCGTTAGTCGTTTCTTCATGGTAAAGCTTCATCACATCTCCGGGTACTGAAAGATTGGTTGACTTTTTGTAGATCCGTTGGATCGACACGTCAATCAAATCTGTGGCAGTACTAAGTGTCATTGGTACAGGCATATAATCATTTCATTATTATAGTGAATTAAGCAGCATCAGGATTGATACCGATTCCAGGAACAATGATTCCACGAATACGTTTATCGGTAAGAGTACCCATCGGCGTCAACTGAATAACCACTCCCTCTTCGGAAGTGTCATCAGAACCAGTGTTATTCACTGTATTTGCGTCAGTAAGAATCATACGGTCACCGTTATCGGCAGCCGCTGCGTCATTCACTGTTTCACAAGCCCATATCTGTCCTACGGAGCTAACAAGAGTTGCTTTCACAACGGTCTCTGCTGTCGTCACGGTTTCCGTAGCCACAGCTTTTAGTTGCCAATGTTCTGTTGAAGCACTCGCATCTGCCCATGTCACTGAACCAACGGCAAGATGTAGCATGTCTCCTTGAGTCACTGCATTTGAGGAGATAGGGAGTTCAAGATCGTTTTCAACGATCGCTGAAGTTAATAGATGGAATCCACCAGGAGTCGCCATATCTATAATTGTTAAAGTTATTTATCCGAACATCTCTTCGATTTCTTTCTTTGTATATCCTGAAAGTGCACCACTAAGTGCAAGTTTTTGGAGACGTTCGTTTTTCTTTGATGTTGGTTTTGGTGTTTGATCACCCCCTCCTGAAGAACCGCCGGCAGACGATTGTGACGCTGTCGCCGCTTTCTTCTTTGCAAGGATGTTCGCAACCTTCTTCGAGTCAAAGGATGAGGACATACCTGAAACAGCTTTGTGTGCACGTTCCAAGAGTTGTCCGATTAGACGAGGGTCTTCGGGGAGCTTATAAAGATCAAATTCCGAACGTATAGAGTTCCAACGAATATCACCGGGATCTTTTGATGGTGCATATTCAGGATGAGTATCTATGAACTTGTTAATTTCTTCACGCTTAATGGAATCGTACGTCTGTACTTTCTTTTCCATTTCACGTTTTTCGATATCCTCTCCTCGAACAAAGCCGAGAGCAGAGGCTATCTTATTGAAGTATTCAACATCTTCAGGTCGGAATTCTGAAAGATCCGGTTCATTTACTTGCGACGCAGGTGCAGACGGTTGGACCGTTTGACGTTTGACTTCCGCAAGTTCCTGGGATTTTCGCGTATAGTCCTTATGGATCAATATCGGATCGTATCCAGGATGCTCCTTCTGATAATCAACAACTTGTTTACCGATCGCAAGGACCTGTTCAAGTTGAGACCGTGTGTACTCGACACCGTCAAGTTCAACAGCCTCATCTTGACCTTCTTCTGAAGGTTGGTTTGGCTCATCACTTTCAGATGTTTCCTCGTCCTCACTGTTTTCTGATAATTCATCTTCTTCAGCGTCTTCCATGTCTTCGTCCACTTCCGTGGCATTAGACTCGGAATCTTCTGCAAAAGAATCATTGCCTTCGAGTATATCTTCGTTGTCATCATCAAGGTCATCTACCGTTGTGATGACTTCATCTTCTTCTAGTCTTGGCATATATAGGCTCCGTGATTGGTTATTGTTTCATTGTGAAACAATCCATTAGTTAGGTTGGCCGTTCCAAATAAAGAACACCTTGGCCGTTAGGCGCAAGGTGTCCTATATGTAAAGTTTCTTCGCCCCCCGAAGACCCCAACACACAGGACACTTTGCGTCCAACGATATTTGGGGGCTTATTTTCAAAGGATCAAGCTACTCGGCAAAAAACGAAAGAGCATTTCTCTGTGCGATTTTAAGACAACGTTCAAGGACTATTTTTGCATAAACCTCCGCTCCTGAAACACCATCATGGTATGAAAGACGTTTCACGCGAACGTCCATATCCGATTCCTTTAAATGTTCCGGAGGAACAATTAATAACCGGAATGAAGCACTTGTCTTATCAGGTTCCGTACTAATAATGAACTGACACTTTTCTGGTGAACCTTGGCCAAGAACTTTCTTCACAGCTGTAATGAGCTGATCTTCTTTCCCTGGTTCAGCAGACTTCACAATCGTCTCGCCTGTAGGTGATTCAACAGGTTTCATTGTCGAGGTGTATTGTTCAACCACATTCAAACGATCAGACAAGCCTGCGACAGAAGCCGTTAAATCCTTCAAGCTAGACGCAATCACGTTGAGCGTTTTTACTACATCATCCCCTGATTCTTTTTTCTTATGATGACTCTTCTTTCGCTTTGGTACTTCGACGCCATTCACTTCTTCCGTTTGAGATTTAGTCTCAATAGGAACGATTGGTGATTCTTCCATATATATTCTTACTTAAGTAATTAACCCATTGTATCCGTTGAAGACAGAACTTCGAGCGTATCAGCTGTTACAGGGACGTCGAACGATCCGACGAACTTGATATGCTGACCCGCTTTCAAATCTTCAAGAACCTTGATGGTAAATTCTTTACGGAACTGATGGATGTTTATAGATTTAGTCGGAATAAGACTATCCTGCTCATCCTCATTTCCAATGTACAGAGCTAGCTTCATTAAAGCTATCTTCGGTATAAGTATATCACGTCCACCATTCACACACATTTTTACATACTCACACTTACCCACAGCCTTTGTCCAGTTGATAAAAAGCTCAACCTTATCTTTTCCAACCGTAGGAAGCATGAACCGTTCAGGGGTATTGATCATAATCCATTTGGAAAGAATAATTTCTTTAAGTCTTCAATCACCTCAAGCTTGCCGTCACGACGATATACCTTCTTTAAGGTATCATCAGTCGTTTGCCCAATAAGAGGTTCAAGTGAGTACACTTCCTGTAACTCCTTTAGAATCGTCACAACAAATTCCGGCTTTAGCTGTACGATTGCACGTGCAGCTTCTTTTGCGTTCACAGGGAGATTGAATGCCATACGCTATTGTTGATTACGTGTCTGCATCAAGTTAGCTGTTTGAGATGCAGCAAGCGAATTCTGACCACCTACATTTGTGACAACTTGTTCTGCACGCTCCTGCTCAAATCCTGCAGGACCAAGTGCGTCTTCAATTCCTCCTTGAGCATTCGGTGGTCTTCCCACAGGATTTTCAGGAACCTGCGGTTGCACCTCACCACTATCAACCTGTTTCAAGAACTGAAGCCAATGCTCAGGGAATAGATCCTCAACATTAAGTCCATATAATTTTGCAAGAGAACGAGCGGGCTTAGCCATCAGTTCAGGTGGCTTCACGAACATAGGAATTAGAATGTTATATCCTTCAAGCTTTTTCGTACGTTCAAGCGATGGCGTGATAGACAGTAACGAATCAGCGACCACATGAATCTTCCCTCGCCAATCGTATACATCCGCAGTTAGTACAGCCTCTTGTTTCCCAAGTCCGGCAACTGATTCACCAGACGGCATATCCTGAAGTGATACTTGAGTTGTACGATAATCCCCTTGAAATACCCGAGGGTTTTCTTCATCTGTTTCATCAAACCAAATATCAAACTTTGCTTTCGGAGCTTTCGGATCCATCACGATAGCTTGATTTACTTTCTCAAGTTCAGCAATTGCCGACGCAATAAGATCAGGATCTGTCAATTCCGTAATACGTGGCAACGTATAGAACTGCTTCTGAAGTTCAAAGATAACTTCCGCATCCCAACGAAGAAGTTGAACCACAGAGGCAATAGGTGTTGCCAGACGTGCAAGCGCCGCGTCTTTAGCGACATCAATTTCAAATGCTGTTGTCTTTGATAACTCACCTCCTAAAGGCTTATTAAAGCCACTTGCCTCATCAGTCCTCGCCCTTTGTGTTTCAATTGCCTGCCAGCTTTCCCGTCCAGGACCAGGAACATCAATAAACGCAATCGCCTTCGGATCCGTACTCTTATAAATTTTATTCGGAGCCAAGCGAATATCCTCACCCTCTTGTCCATCCATTGTCAGCGACCCTTGGTGGATCATGGATTTATAAATCGAGAAAAGCATCTGGTTCATTGTCATGTTTACCAAATCCTCAAGAAGCTTTTGATCAGGCCCCATCATCTCGATAGGACCAAGGCCGTATGGGTTCTTCCGTCCACGAGGCATCCAAGTAGCCATACGCACAGAGAGCCCCTTATGGTTCCATGGTAATCGTTGCTTCAATAACGGAAAATCGTCGTTCGCAACAACGTAATACAGGTCCAAGTTTATGTCCTCGTAATACCGACACTTCACCCAGTGCTCACCTTCATAACCAGGTATTGATGTCGGTTCCACTTTATTAAAAAACTCCGGCTTCGCTTCATCTTTAAATAACCGATAGAACGTATCAAAGTCATAGACTTTTTCATACATCACCTTACGCATGCTCCGCGGTTTTGCCGGTACGGTGGCAGGATCAATCCATACATCAAGCGGAGACAATGCTTCTCCAACCGTCTGATCAATCTCTGTAATCTCTCCATCACGATACACCTCTTCTCCTGAATCCAAATTGATAGATTCGAGGTACTTTACCGGACGAGTGTAACTATCATAAAATCGACGCCAAAACGTCGTACCAAACATAATGTTATAGAACCACATCATCACGTATTGTTGACGCGTCTGATCATCCATCCAGTCCTCCTTACGAAGGGCTGATAACACAGGCACACGGGAAGCATATAATTCGTTATCAGAGTCCCAAACAACATCAGGTGTACGCTGAGTCATAAGGGCAAGACCTGTATGAAGTTTAACCGCAATGAGTGGTTCATGGTGATCAATAAGACCATCATTATCATTCTCCGCAAAGAAGCGAGTAGGCGTTGCGTTCCCATCCGTATCAAGGTCGTACTGTGCGTATGTACGAAGCTCTGAAATTGTTGAAGGTAGGTAACGTTTTTCAATGTTATTCCAAAGCTCTTCCACAGCTTCCCCATGAGCCTGCTTACGAAACTCTTCCATTGCACGAGCTTCATCCTTATATGTATCAAAATTAAAAGACTCGAACGTTAATGGTTTTTTACGAGCGGATAATTGTTCTTTTATCGAACGTTTCGGATTAGGATTGACAGATGGCATAAATAGATATTAGGAAGTATACGTTCCTAAAACATCCTCTATTTCAACGACCATGTACACATCTGCCCCATCTCGAAACTCCTGTGTATAAAGTGTATGTAAGACAACGAACGATCCTACAGAATAATTAGAGTCATCTGACGCAACGACCTCGGCATACACAAGGAAGTCGTCTGTATTTTCTTCAACCTCAAATCCGGATTCTGTTTTCAAGTCTTTGACGGGAGACTTCACAATAAGCAGACCTTTTTTTGGAACAAACTTTGTTACATCCATAGTAAGTATTATTAGATATGAATACGTTGAATATGCTTTTTCCGTTTCTGCACCCGCTCCCTAAACCAGTCAGGGATGACCTCCCCATTCTCTGCCACGCGGTCAGGTGACGCAAGACCACGAAGGGTTGAGATGCAATATCGTAAAGCGTCGAGAGCATGATCTTCTTGATTTGAATCCAGGTCTTCAGGATTTGTACGTGCATGTGTAAGAGTTGGAATCGTACGAATCAAGTTTGTACAGTTTTTAAAAATCTTGATCCTGTTATTCGCAAGCGCTTCATGGATAAGAGCCCACCCCGGCACGCGTTTATTCGACGCCGGAATAAGGGACACTCCATGACGGTCATAGATCTGCGCATGTGTTTCCCCTGAACCTGAGCGAGAAAACATAGATGGGTCACAAGCAAACCATTCGATCTTTTCTTCTCCAGTCATCTCACCTATCGTCAAGGCTTGATCACTTGATGATAACTTTCGTGCATAGAGTTCTCTATACACATATATAATACCATCTCCGTCAACGGCAAGCCAGTACGTCGCCATCGGAGCTGTGTATCCATAGTCGATTCCAACGTACCTGCGCCAATGTGACGGGAGTTCTATCGCATCAATTACATGCGAGTCAGGGTTCCATGTAGAAAAAAACTGACCTTCGTAAATATCCCACAAACCATAGAGGAGTGACGCCTGTTGCTTATCAGGAAGAGACCGAAGACGCTTCACATACTCCGGGTCAGATTTAAGAAGATGTGCATTTCCCCACAGAAGGGCAGGGATATAGGCACGCGAGAGGTCGGAGCGTGTGTCTTTCCATACCTGGTACGTACGCTCTTCAAACGCAGGCTCTCCAGAAGCAAAGTCATCAGGTAGATCTGTGAATGATGTGTAAACGCGACCGTTCACACGCCAACCGAAAGCATATTCGTAAGGAAGCGGTTCTCCGTCAGGTGTCAGTTCGATAGGATTTCCTTTTTCGTCAAGGGGGAAATCTACAAAGCGAGCACGCACCCACCCGTGGCCGATACCCGATGGGTTCGTACACGCTCGGACCATACGCGGGACGTTCGTCTTTCCTCGACAACGAGAGAACAGGTACACGTACTGGGATTCTGAAAACGAAGTAAGCTCATCAAAGCCAATATAGTCGTACTCAGACGACTTGTGTTTTTCTTTATCGTCCTCATGTTGCAAATGAGACAGGTAGAGGATGGAACCATTTGGAAAAACCCACTCACGACCCTGGTTTCTGGTCTTCACAGATCCGTACAGGTATTCGGATACACGCGGGATGAGGGAAGTTTGAATTTCAGGGAACGTGCGACGGAAGATGACGGCGCGATAGTTTGGAAATGTTTGACAATTGACAATTGCCTGCACGATAAGGGACTCGGACTTCCCTCCGCCGGCTGCACCCCCGTAAAGGAGTTCAAAAGCAGGACAGGTGAAGAAGGTATGTTGTGGTCCCTTCTGTGGATACCACTGCTTCTTCTGTGCCTCCGCCTCTTTCTTCGCCTTCATCTCACGATACGCTTTCGTACGTACGATTTGAGGAGCACCTTTTTGATAAGACATGAAGGAAGTATAGCATAAAAAATACTCTAGCGTGGGCTGATGAGACAACAACATAAAACCCACCAGCCCACACGTTCACGGAGTATACACCTGTATCGTCAGGCTCTTAACGAGGTTATGGATACCTAGGTGAAGTATAGCACGTATCAATTATCCGGAAAATCAGAGTGACTCAACTTACTCAATATACCGCTGACGTTAGCAGGGATTTTTGGGTAAAAATTGTGGGGGTACGTACCATATATATTTGGGGTGCGCGCG